TGCATAATAGGTATTATTAGGCGGAGCCACACCAGTGACTTCTTGTATGACTTGATATTTTTTGCCATTGTCGGCTAATACAACATCGCCGGGATAGTAAGTTATGGTTGAATTATAAGTGCCTTTGAAGAATTCTCGGTCTGCAATGTCGTCTAGAATCTGTTTGAATTCTTGACTGTCTACTAATGGTTTGCACTTGGCACGATATAAATGTGGATACCATGTGGCTGAAAATCCTTCCGCTGCTCTACTAACTTCTTCAATCACAAAGAAACGTTTCAAGGCAAAAGTTAAATCATTCAAAGCGTATTCGTCTTTGAGATGCGGCAGTTCTATCACATCCCCTGCTATAATTTTACGACCTAGTTTTTCTACAGTATCGGTGATATGGAATGTGATAAAAATAGTGTCATTCTGTAGGAACAGGCCAAACTGGCTGAGATTAAAATCGATATCAGATATATTGTATACACCGCGCATGACATAAACATCAGGATCATATTTGCGATCTCGATTTTCTAAAAATAACAGATCCTGTATGTTTGCTACGTTATCAGTGGCGTAGGTAGGAGTGCTAGGACTATCGCCTTGTATGGCCGTGCCAGGACCTATATATCTGTGCACCAGCACATCTGTGCCGCCAACTTGGAACATTTCCCAGGCGGTTTTATCAATAAAGCGGAAATCGTTGCCCTTTTCGGGCCGGTATAAACTGAGTCTTGGCATAGTCATATATTTACCGCTACGATAAATACTCGTATGAGCACATCAGATCAAGCCAAAAATTCCGTATACAACTACTGCAAAACCATGCTAGGCGATGGTATGGTAGATGTAGAACTAGATCCCATCCACTACGACACAGCACTTAATCGTGCTCTAGCAGTTTTCCGTCAGCGTAGCGACAACGCTGTGGAAGAAAGTTATGCGTTTTTAACCCTCACAGAAAGCACCAACGAATATATCCTGCCCAAAGAAATACAGCAGGTTCGACAGATATTCCGCAGATCGGTGGGATCAAGAACGGGTAATGGAACGGGTGGAACGGTGTTTGAGCCATTTAACTTGGCCTATGCCAATACCTATTTGTTGAGTTCAACGAATATGGGCGGCTTGCTAACCTATGAACTGTTTGCACAGTATCAAGAATTGGTAGGCAAGATGTTTGGTTCATTTATTAACTACACATGGCATCCACAGAGTCACAAGCTGATCATACATCAACGTCCTCGCGGCGAAGAATCTGTGATGTTGCAGGTATACAATAGCCGACCTGACTTTGTGATTATTGATGATGTGTATTCCGGACAGTGGATCAAAGACTATGCGTTAGCCAACTGCAAAATGATGCTAGGACAGGCTCGAAGCAAGTTTGGACAGATCGCAGGTCCGCAGGGTGGTACTCAACTCAATGGTACAGCACTGATCACAGAAGGTCAAACTGAGATGGAAAAACTCACCGACGATCTGATGAAATTGGTTCCCGGCGGCAGCGGATATACCTGGATAACTGGTTGACCTTATAACTAATCTATATTATAATTGTTCTAAAGGGGACAATTTATGATTATAGGTGTATGCGGTTTCATAGGCTCGGGCAAAGACACTGTAGCCGACTATCTAGTTAATTTTCACGAATTTCGCAGAGAAAGTTTTGCTTCAACACTCAAAGATGCCGTGGCCAGCGTGTTTGGCTGGGATCGAACCATGCTGGAAGGGCGCACAGCACAGGCTCGAGAATGGCGTGAACAAGTAGATCCTTGGTGGGCAGCACGTTTAGACATGCCCACATTAACTCCTAGATGGGTTCTACAATACTGGGGAACAGAAGTCTGTCGTAGGTCGTTCCACGACGACATATGGATTGCTTCATTAGAAAACAAACTGCGTCTCAGCAAAGATCATATTGTAATTTCAGACTGCCGTTTCCCCAATGAAATTAAATCAATTAAAGATGCAGGCGGCCAAATTGTTTGGGTGCAGCGTGGTGAGTTGCCTGACTGGTATGAGGATGCTATCAGCGCCAATCAAGGCAATAATGTAGGGCTAAACGCCATGAAGATGCGTAAAATACATGCATCGGAATGGGCATGGCTGGGCAGTGATTTTGACAAGATCATCGACAACAATGGCAGCATCGATGAACTTTACGAGCAGAGTGCAAACCTAGTAGTCAGCAATAAGATCGCCTTGCCTCCAAGTTATACCCTCTTTGCCTAAGATAGCAGCGCAGTTCAAGCACACGGTTTTGAGATTTGAGGGTCTGCAGTTGTTGAGATTTTCATCTACATGAAACACTCGAAATACTTCGGCGTGTTGAGATCGAAACCCGCATTTTTCACACACGGGTTTGGGTTTGTATCCTGCTCGTTGCCAACGTGGAACATGAGCACTTGCACCGTGTGCTAGACAGATTTCACACAGTGTTCTGTAATAGGCACGAGTGTCTTTGTAGTAATTAATGGCTCTAGGTCGCTGTGCGCAGGCCTTGCATAGTGGTCGCATTTGATATTTACCCTTTTAGACCCCTTTTGTTCGGTGCCTAACTTGCTGTTTTTGGAATAGTATGCTAAATATTATGAGCAACTATTACCAGGAGAATAGGCGATATGGCACTAACATCACCAGGCGTACAAGTTACGGTAATCGACGAGAGTTTTTATACACCAGCAGAACCTGGTACGGTTCCTCTTATCGTCGTAGCTACAGCCCAAGATAAAACAAACGGAGCTGGAACAAACACAGCTTCAGCAACAACCAAAGCAAATGCTGGCAAGGCATTTAAAATTACGAGTCAGAGAGATCTCACAGATCTTTTTGGGATTCCGTTCTTTGAACAGACAGCGAGTTCAACTCCTATCCATGGTTCAGAGCGCAACGAATATGGACTATTAGCAGCCTATAGTTTGCTAGGTGTAAGCAACGCGGCATTTATTGTTCGAGCTGATGTAGATCTAGACCAACTCGCAGCAGAAGTAGATGCCCCGGGAGCGAACCCTGTAAACGGCAAATGGTGGATGGACACACAGGCCACAACTTGGGGTATCCAAGAGTGGAACAGTGCCGCAGCATCAACAGCCGGCGGACAGAAATTTACTAACAAAGTACCGTTAGTGCTAACAGATGCAGACAGTCCTTCTAAAATTGAAAACAATGCTCCTAAAACATCTGTAGGACAGATCGGAGATTATGCAGTAGTATTTCAAACTGTAGGTGAAGCTGCTGCATATACAACTGCAAATGACTTGGCAAGAATATATTACAAGTCTCCAGGCAATGGCGGGGTAAGTGCCGGCGGCACACCAGTTGATGCAGGCGAATGGGTATTGATAGGTTCCAATGCGTGGAAAGCCAGCTGGCCAGTAGCAGTAAGTAACACATACTCGGGAACACTGTCGGGCACTTTATTCGTTAACGCCCAACAAATTACTGCAGGAACTTTAACACAAATCGCAAACAACATCAATTCACCCGGTATCGTGGGTGTAACAGCAAAGATGTTGGGTAATAAGTTATACATCTATTCCGATGGTAGATCATTAGGAGAAAACACTAATGTTGAAGTTGGAGACAGTGCATTGTCTGCTGATGGACAGATAAAGTTAGAAAATGGCACAGCAAGCTGGAGCACCATTGGCATTGACACCGGATTATACCTCAGCCCTAAACTGCAACAATCACCGCACACAGATGTGCCGACTTACAAGCGCAGTGATAACCCAACCTCATTGCAGGGATATGCTACAGGGTCTGTATGGATTAAAACCACAGAGCCAAACAACGGCGCTAGATGGAGAGCCAAGCAGTGGAGTTCAGCTACATTATCGTGGGTAGCATCAGAAGCTCCTATATATGCATCTACCAATGCTGCACTTTACTATCTAGATCGCAGTGGAGGTGGTGCTAACATCTCAGCAGATACAGTGTTTGTACAGAGCAATGCACAAGAACACAGTGGATTTGACGCAACTCCAGACACAGCTGAATTCCGTATGTGGTATAGACATATAGGTATAGGTCAGGGCACCAGCATTACATCCAACATTATCAAAAGTGGAACCTTTACCGCTGCTTCTACTAGAACATTTACCTTGGCTGAAAGCATAGTAGGACAGTTGGCTCTAGATGCTGCCAAAACCATTACTTTGTCAACAGCCGCGGGAAATGCGCCTACAGGCGACAACAGCGATGCAGACAAGTTTGCTGCTGCTATCAACGCAGCCGGCTTCACAAACATCGAAGCCTCTGTGGTGCAGATTACCCTAACACAGAGCAGATTGGTAATTACTCACAATGACGGTGGCGATTTTAGACTCACAGACAGCACAGGTAATCCATTGTCGACTCTATTCACTCCATACAACATCAAGACCAGAGCTGGCACAGAAAACTTCTACAATATTTCATTGGGTAGTGGTGCTGCAGGCGCAGAAGATCTTGCTGCAGGTGCTGCACAAGACTATCTAGCTTCAGGTTATCAGCCGTTAGCCGCACAAGATCCAAGATTCTCAGCCAGTCCAGATGCTCCATTGAATGAAGCAGCAGATCAACAACTATGGTACAATCCTAACTTTGCTGATGTTGACATTATGGTTCATAATGGCAACACATGGGTGGGATATAGACACAGCACAGCACCATATTTTAATCAAACTGACGACACAGCGTTGACAAAGAGAACCGGTTACTTACCAATAGTAGCTGCCAGCAATCCATATGTGTCAGGCGTTACTGTCACAGGTGATTTGTGGATCAGCACAGCTGATCTAGAAAACTTCCCAACAATTTATAGATACAACAGCAATTTGACCGACATCGGTGATGTTACACTGCGTTGGGAATTGGTTGATAAGACAGATCAAACCACAGAAGAAGGTGTGCTGTTTGCAGATGCTCGTCAAGGTACAAGTGGTGGTACAGCTACTACAGCACCTAGTGATGACATTGCCGACTTGATTACCAACAACTTCCTAGACCCAGATGCTCCAGATCCAGCACTATATCCAAAAGGTATGTTGCTGTGGAATCTAAGACGTAGCGGCGGCAACGTTAAGCAATATCGCAACAACTATATTGATACTGCTACAGATAATCCACGCACAAGCCAATCTGGCGGTACTAATAACGGTGACCCATTTGTTAGCGGTTCAGGCCAAACTATGGAAAGCTACTATCCAGATCGTTGGGTTACAGCGTCAGGCAACAACGAAGACGGATCAGGCAGTTTTGGTCGCAAAGCACAACGCAAGGTAGTTACACAGGCCTTGAAGTCGGTGATTGACACAAGTCAAGAGATCCGTGATGAAGAACGCAGAAACTTCAACATCATAGCTTGCCCAGGATATCCAGAAACAATGAGCAATCTAGTTAATCTTAACATTGACAGAGGTATCACAGCATTTGTCATAGGTGATACTCCATTGAGATTGCCTGCAGATGCTACATCATTGAACAACTGGGGAACTAATGCAGAATTAGTCACAGACAACGGCGATGACGGCATTGTAACCTATGATGAATACTTGGCTACATACTATCCAAATGGATTTACCACTGACCTAAGTGGTTCTAATGCAGTGGTTCCAGCAAGTCACATGATGCTGAAGACTATCGCACTCAGCGATAATGTCAGCTTCCCATGGTTTGCACCAGCAGGAACACGTCGTGGCGGTATTACAAATGCCACAGCAGTGGGTTATATTGATGCTGCCACAGGTGAGTTCCAAACTGTAGCACTCAACGAAGGCCAACGTGATACACTATATGAATTAAAGGTCAATCCAATTCCATTCTTCAACGGAGTAGGACTTGTGGCTTACGGTCAAAAGACTCGTGCAAGAAATGCATCAGCACTAGATCGTATCAACGTAGCACGATTGGTAGTATATCTACGTAGCCAGTTGAACAAGTTGGCTCGTCCATATTTGTTCGAACCCAACGACAAGATTACCAGAGATGAAATCAAACAAGCGGCAGAAAGCCTATTGTTGGAATTGGTAGGCTTGAGAGCAATCTACGACTTTGCGGTTGTGTGTGATGAAAGCAATAATACTCCGTCTCGTATCGATCGCAACGAACTTTATGTTGATATCGCCATAGAGCCAGTGAAAGCCATTGAGTTCATTTACATTCCATTGCGTATCAAGAACACAGGAGAAATTTAAAAATGGCAATTACATCGCTTAATAACATTGGTATTCCAACTACCAACGCAGCTGGCAGCACTCAAGTGCTGTTGATGCCAAAATTAAAATATCGCTTCAGAGTTACACTGTTGGGATTTGGAGTTACCGCAGCCACTGAACTTACCAAACAGGTGCAAGATGTTACTAGACCCAAAGTGGCGTTTGAAGAAATGACGCTGGATGTCTATAACTCCAAAGTTAAATTGGCTGGCAGACACACATTAGAACCAATTACATTAACATTGCGTGATGATGCTAGTGGTCAAGTTCAGAAAATGGTAGGACAGCAGATCCAGAAACAGTTTGACTTCATGGAACAGGCTTCAGCACGTTCAGGTATTGACTACAAATTTACCACACGCATAGAAGTTCTTGACGGGGGCAACGGATTGTTAGTGCCGAGCACTTTAGAAACATTTGAACTATATGGATGTTTCATTCAAAATGCAGACTACGGTGATGCAAACTACAGCACCAATGAGCATATGACTGTAGCATTGTCGATTGTTTACGATAATCTATCACAGTTTGCAGCTGGTGCGGCAGCAGTAAGCCCAATAGGTGGTATTGGCGCAGCAGTAGGAAGAACTATTGGTGCAGCTACTACAGGCGCTTCTACAGCACAAGGTTAATAGTAATATTAGCTCAAAAAGCCCGACTAAAAATCGGGCTTTTTTTGTGGCATAAATATTTGTATGGCAAATAAATTCACAAGATATCTATCAGAATTCGGTTCCGGCTTGATTGAGGGTGTGACCAAACCCAAAGGTCAAATGAGTAATTATCGCCACGCTACTAGATTGTTTATTGACAACAATCTACGATTAAGCCCAAAAACCAAATTCCTGTTTTATGTATATTTCGAAATGGATAATTCAGTGCGAGGCATGTCACCATTCAGTGCCAAACACAAGAACGAAGCAGGGTTATTGGTCAAGAGTGCCGATCTTCCGAAATTTAATTTTGATTCTGTAATAAAGAATCAATACAATCGAAAAAAGATCGTATATAAACAGATAAATTATGATCCAGTAAACATCAACATGCACGATGACAGCAACAATGTTATAAGTGCCATGTGGGCTTTGTATTATGGCTACTACATCGGCGATAGGCATAATCCCAACGCTGCCTACGAATCC